TGGAATGACAGCCTCAGGCGGTGAGCTATAAACCGAAGCCGCTACGCCAGCCAAAGCTGTTGCTAGTGTGCCGCGAACGTTTGTCGCAATAGTTGTTGGCGTAGGCATTTACATAGCCATTGTTGAAACGTCAATGTAATTGCCTAAAAGGCCAATTACGCGATTTTGTAAGCTGCGACCCATTCTAAACGGTGACGGCGTAAAATCCACGCCCTCGATCTGTCCGCCGGGAGCGACCACACTTTGGAATATCTCCACACTAACGATCGTGACCGCTTGTTCAACCGCGTCAGTGCTGGCGTAAAGTGTGGCCGCGTTTGCCCCGGATAGGTAGGCAACGCCCGCAGGGATTACCGGGCGAAATGTGATGTCTGCATTTGTAACCGCGCAAGTAAAATAGAAATAAGGCGCAGGATAAGCAAAAGGCAAATAAGGAAAAGGATCGTAATAATTTGAGGTGACGGTTTTTGTGCCGTTAAAAGTATTTGGAACGCAACCGCTAATTACTACACTTTGATCAGCGACGAATGTATTTGGCTTTTGTGTTATGTAATAAGCAACGTTGTTTTGCAGATAAACCGCAGCAATAGCGTTTTGATTTGCAGTGAGCAACGGCAAAATTACCTGCTCAGCCGAATTTATAATTGAGTCAAGATACGCGTCAGAATATAAAGAAACAGAGACGCCTAACACTGTGCGAAGCTGTGAGGCTGTAATAATGCTAGGCATCTCTGTCCTTTCGTGAACTGCTGGCCTAGATACGGGAGCGCACCTAGGCCATGATTAGTTTGTGACTATGTCAAATTGAAGCGGCGTAGACCTCCGCTAAACACCGCTTGCGCGGCAATATAGCCATACAAGGATATTTCAATTTCTCCAGTGGTTGGCACATTTGTTGCCAATGTAAGTGCAGGTGACTCAAAAATTTCGATTGAGCGTGGTTCAATAATGAACGCTGACTCGTCGATTGAAGTTGCAACCATATTTGGATCGACGTAGTAGTCAAGTCCTAGTACGTTGCCGCGAATGCTGGTTGGTGTTGCAGATCCTGCGTTGTTCATAGGATTTCCAGCGTTGTAAATTGGACGGCCTGTTGTATCGGTTGCGCCGAGCAATGTTGTCCAGATAGAAGTACCTGAAACGAATGACTTAGCTGTGCGCTTTGTCGCTGTGTATGCAGCTGGTGACTCTGTCGATACGAATGAGATCAAGCCAGCTGAGTCAGCTGCTGTTGCTGTTGCCTGTGTACCGCCAGCAGTAATTTGTGCAATCACATATTGGTCAGTTGCTTGTGCGTATGCGTCGCGCAAATTTGCAAGCATAATTTCATAGAATGAAGGATCTGATCTGTCCAACAATTCAACGCTGTAGCGTTGAAATCCCATTTTTTTGATGACAGTGGCATTTACATAGGAGCTGGTAATAGCTGTTGTTCCTGTTGGATCTCCGCCTTCAGCAACTGTTGCAGCTGTTGAGTTAGCAGTGATTTTAGGGATAGACACTGTCATTCCGTAGGTGCTAAGCGGACGTGTACCGCCGCAAGCTTCGATTACTGGACGATCAGCATTTGTGTTTTGTGCAACGTCGCGAACGTAAGATACCGGCGAGAACGCAGGATTTGTTGTGAAGCTGTCGTCTGCCGCCTTGATGTACTGGCGAGAGTCCTCGTTGCCAAGGCCAGCCTTGATTGTGTGTTCAAGATATGCGCCACCAGTTGTGATTGGTGAACGTGGTGATGAGAAGTAGAGCGGACGAGAAGCCTCGACCTTTTCTACCTTGGAAGCCTCAACCGTTTCGGTTGACACTTCTGGAACGGTTGTAGGTGTTTCCACTTGCTTGTCTCCTTCTGTAGGTTGTTCATCTGTTTCCACTTCGGACTCAGAATTGTTGTTCTCACTAGCTGCGATCGCGACCTTTGCGCTGGCAATGGCTGGATCTGTGACTAATGAAACCTCTTTGAGCGCACTCGCGCTGACTACCAAAACGCCGTCAACGTTTTTGTACTTCTGTGCAATAACGCCGACGCTAAAACCGTCACGCAGACCGGTTGACGCCTCGACTAGCGCGTCAGATCCAGCAGTGGTGTTGCCGATCGAAAACGTCGCGTAAATTCCCTCGTCGTCCTCCTCGTAGCTTTTAAGAAAACCGATTGGCGCTTCGCGGCGGTGTTCAAGCAAAAGCTTTGTTGAGTCGCTAAAAGTAATCGAACCTTTTTGAAACATGGTTGATCCAGAGCTGGTGACGCCTTCCTCATTCCACGTCACAATGCGACCAGACAATTCACGCTTTGGAAAATCCGCAGCTTCGACTTTAATTGAAAAGTCCATTTTGATTGGTTTTTGTATGCTGTATGTCATCTGATCATTTCTTCCTCTAGTCGGATTTCATCTGAAGTCAAAGCGCCAATGTCGTAAAGAATTTTGTACACGTCTGCACGTTCTTTTGCAGATCCGCGCAAGTAGTCGTCTAAATCAAATTTAACTTCTTGGCTTGCTGGTACAAAGTCATTTGGCATTCCTGTCATTGACAATCTTTCCTCGATTGCCGCCATGATTGGACGAAGTGAGAAGTCCAGCAAAGATTGACGCGCCAAAGTTGCGTTGCTGTAGGTCATGCTCGATCCAGACTCAGCGTCAACATAATAAGCAGGAATGCCGGTAACTCTGGCTAATTCGGTGGAAACGTAGGAACGGGCTTGATTGAGCTGTAATTTCTCAGGGTCAAAGCCCAGTGTTTGCAATTCAACATCTGCATTTAGAAAAGCAGTTGAACGATTGCGGCGAGCAACGCCCCAAGACTCAAGCAACTTTGCAATGCGATCTGCTGGCAACGCTGTGCCGTTAGATTTCAAAACCATTGTTGGAACAGGTTCACGCGCGTACATTGTTGCAGCGCGTTCTAATTCTGCTCCAGCTTTAATTGTTCGTCCTGCGCGATTGAGAATGCCCTCGTCAACGCCGTAGAAAACTGCCAAAGCGCCAACACCTTCATTTGGCACTGGTATTGAGTCAACGCAGTAATACTCGATCTCTGTTCCCATTGCATTTGTTTTAATTGTGACGCGTGTTGGGTCAATACGTTCAGCGCTTCGAATTCTGTACGTGTCTGCATAAATTTCAAGAATGCGCATATACCCGTAGCCATACAGGAGAACGTCCTCCGCAAGCCATGCGTAAGTTGCAAATCCTGGCACTCGCGGATCTGGTTGGCTAATTACTTTTGGCGGTGACTCAACGCGCGCACCGTCTGCTCTTGTTCGCACTTTTAATGGAATGCTGGCCACACTTGACGCAATAATGTTTCGCGCGCGAGCGCAAGTTGGCACTGACATAAATTCAACGCGTGAAGCTGTAATACCGGCAACGCCGTAGATATTGTAAAGAGAGCTGGTGACATTTACTGGCGCAAGTGACGCCTCAATGTCCGACGTCGCCTCAGGCGCTTGTGTTGTTACTGTGCGCGAAAATAGACCCATAAGGGAAATTGTAAAGGCGACCTTTACACCTAGGCTGAGAAAATGTCGATCTCCATTTCAGGGCGTGTCGCAAAGTGAGTCGCCAGAGCTGAGGCCACAGCTGCGCAAACCGCAACGCTTGAGGCGCGCCGTCCGATAATCCAGCCGCCGTCGCCCATTGGTAATCTGACGGCCGATAGTATCTGCTTGGATAATTCTGCCTGTTTTCCATGAATGAGCCGCTTTGAGGTAATCGCTCCCAGCAATTCATCACAGCTTTGTCCGTACAACGCTCCGTCAATGTCGATCACTGGAATTCCAGCAGGGGCAAGGCGAGCAGCTACCGCAGAGCTAGTCCTTTTGCTAAATGCGACATATTCGACAGGATATTTGCGAGCATAAGGCGCAATGTCATTTGCCACAGCTTTATCGTCGAGCGAAATTGGATTGTGCCAAGTGTGCAGCAGCTTAATGACAAAAGTGTCGTCTGGATTTTTCTGAGCTGCAACCAAAGCGCCGTCTCGTCGATCTGGCGACAGATCCAGCCCAAACCACGTGACCTTTTCAACGTCAAGCTGTACCTCAGCACCGCCGCACTCATTCCATTCTTTTGCCGGTATCGCACCAGAGATTGTGTTGACCCAGCGACAAAGCACTTCTGTCTGGACTACATCTGGCGGATCATTTAAAACCGCGCGGATATTGTCGGCGTGAATTGTGTGACCCAAAGCAGGATTGCTTGCCACCCAATTCTTTTCGTCTGTGATTTTGTCCGAATATGCAGACCACTCAAAGTACGCAATGTCGTCCTCAGATCCAGCCGCACTTGCTTGCCCTCGATCGCGCAGCTGGTTAAGAATTAAGCTGTGCTGATCACCCGCATTCGAAAACGTCCATAATTGCGGATTTTTTGCAGCCATCATGGTGTACCTCATGGCAGACCATGCCTCTGTGTCCTTGAGTTGTCTAGTCTCGTCCATGTACACCGTCTCAGGCTTTGCAAAACCGCGAGCAGCTGCGTTGGCAGCCTTGACGACGTATCGCGCACCAGACTTCAACTCAATTTCCTCTGAGCCATGCGCCCAGCGAATTTTCTTGACCTGTAATGCAAGCTTTTTATTGCTCTCGATCAGATTGACAATGTGCCGAAATGTCTCAAGTGATGTTGTGAGTACGTGTGCGCTGCCCAGCTGCAAAGGTTCTTTCCACAAAAACATTCTGGCAAGGATCGACATTTCCATGATTGTTGATTTACCGTTTTGCCGGGCTGCAACAATCACGACGACCGGGTGTTTCCACCGTCCGT